ATGACAGTATCCAATTTAGAAAAATACCGGAAAGACCTTAAGGCGTTACTACAAGAAGGGGGCGCAGTCGTTCAAGCGCTTCGCCGGAGCGCAGACGGTAGGGAAGTTTGGCGAGCCCGTTTGGCACAGTCAGGGTGGTCCGAAGAGAAAATTGAAGCATACGACAACAAACTTAAGCCCTTTCATATTTGTTACCATCACTGGTATTCGGAAGCTTTGGCCGTAGTAAAGCAACTGCTTCCTGACAGATACGCGGACTTCGTAAAGTTTTACGAGCGCCCAAAAACGCGAAAATCATTTGATATCGAAACTTATCGGATTGAGGACGCGTGCCAATCGCTTATGTTAAAGGCTTATAACGGGGACGTGATTGTTGACAAAAATGCAGCTATTCCATTGCTGCAGCAGCAAATAGCAATTCTTGAATCAATAGAGAAGCGTTTTGAGAGTTCACTCTTTGACATAAGGCAACTGGTACAAGCAGATCTCTTTGACTCCGAACTTGATGCTGCTAGAGAGCTGCTAAAAAACAAATATGCTCGTGCAGCAGGCGCTGTCGCCGGCGTCGTGCTGGAAGGCCATTTGAAGCAAGTATGCGACAACCACAACCTGCCCAAGAAGTCTGGAACGATTGCAGTGCTCAACGATGCGCTAAAAGCAGCTGGTGTCATTGAGCTGTCGCAGTCTAGGCACATCCAGTTTCTTGGTGACATACGTAATAAGTGTGGCCATAAGAACCCGGCCGACCCAACGGCTGAAGAGGTAGGCGAACTTATTGCCGGGGTTGACAAGGTTTTAAAAACCATCTTCTAACACCTTCAAAGGGGTCAATTTGGCTCCTATGAGACGATGTCTAAAGGTTGAGGGCAAGTTGAAGCATCCCCACTACATCCGGCCCATCCTCATTAATCCACATCCCATAGTGCTGGCGAATCATGTTCGCGCTGGTGTGCCCCATCTGCTCGGCGATCCAGTCGACTGAGGCCACGCCCGTGGTCAGCAACTGGCTCGCGTAGGTGTGCCGGCATTGGCCAGGCCCGCGATACCTCACTCCTGCTGCCTGCAAGTGCGCTTTAAAAAACCGGTCCCGCACAACAAAGTCGCTGACGTGCGGCAAACCGCTTTTGGTATTCAGGAAAACGAAGTGCAGCTTGTGCTTGCGCACCGTCTTGTTGTCCCGCTCAACGATTTCGACTGTCTCAACGCGCTTGTGCTGGTTGATGGCGTCCAGTTTGCGCAGGGCGTCCCACGCGGGCTCCAGCAGCCGCACCTTGCGGGTTGAACGCCGGGTTTTAGTTACCCGAAAAGCCCCGCGCACTTTGGATCGGCGGAATGTCACTGTTCCAAGGTGCAGATCCACGTCCTCCCAGGCCAAGGCAATGGTTTCTGATACCCGTGGCCCCGCCCAAATCATGAACTGGATCATCAGCAGCTCCTGGGTGCGATGTGTCGGCGTTTCGAGGATCTGTTTGATTTCCGCCCTGGTGAACGGATCGGGAGCTTCAGGATCTGGCAGGCGAACGAAAAGCCCTTCAGTCGGGTCGTGCGCCACTCTTTTGCGGGTGCGGTACAGCCTGAACACTTGGCGCACATTGCTGATGATGTCGCGGATGGTTTTGTTCTTGAGCCGTTTTGAAAGCGGCCCTTGAATCCATTCTTGTAGATCCAGGTGATCAATCAGCTCTATCTGAATGTCACCCCAGCGTGGCCGGACATGGACCTCTGCCTTGTTTTTGTATCCACGAAAAGAAGTGGCGGCAACGCTGTTGCTCTTGATCGTCAGCCAAAGATCCAGATAGTGCCCGAACGTGCTTTCGGCCAGTTTGCTCGACTCTGGAAAGTGCCGGCGGTAATCGAAGGTCCCGGTATGTATCTCGTACTCAATAACCGTCACCAGGCGCTTTGCATGCTCCCGGTTGCCCATTGCTGTTTGAATGTTCGATGCAATATCGGCGGTATCACCCAGCTCCATATCACCTGCAGCCGCCAGGTTGAGCATGCCAGGCATTGCGCCGAGGATTTGTTGCGGGTTGTAGCCGGTCCTGCCCAAAAAGTACTGGCCCTGGGCAACTTCGCTGTCTGTAAATTTGCTGCTCAGAGGTAGCGTTCTTGCCTGGTTACGCAGCGCGATCATTGCATCGCTATTCTTGTCTGCCACGCGTGTTACGGCTTGGGTCGAAGACATGATTGCGTCAAAGTTGTAGCCGACACGCAGCATGGATTGGAGCTTTTCTCCGGTATACATCCCGGTCGCACGCGCAGCCATGCCTGTGCCGGCTACGGCGGCTGCCGTTTGTATGCCCTTGCTGTAATTGCTTCTGGCGCGTTTCTGCCGTTCTTGTTGCGCGGTAAGTCGTCTGAGGCGTTCAGTTTGCGCAGTCAAGGCGGCATTGGCCGCGACTATTTGGGTGCGCAAGTCACGTTCGTGGCGTGACAGGTTTTTAGTGCTGATACCCGCTGTGTTCAGTCGTGTACGCAATGTTTGCAGTTGCGCACTCTGTTGTTGGTGCTGTTGTTTTAGGTTGCTGGCATTACGTACTGCCCGTTTGAAGTCATTGCTCAAAGCCTTGGTTGGCGCGCCTGTAGCCCGGATTTGTTGGCCTAGCGCTTTGACCTTTTCGCGTGCGGCCTTAAGCGCTTCGCCCGTCTGCTTGGCCGCAGTGGTTTGGGTACGCCATGCTCCTACATCTTTTTGCTGATTATTGAGTTCCTTTAATCGATCACGGGCGGCCTTTAAGTTTTTTGCCGCCCCGGTGCTGCCAGCCATGATGCGTTTGAGCGGGCCAGTAACCTTGTCGATGGCGGTGAGCAGTACCCTGAGTCTTAGATCATTCGCCATCGGTGGAACTCCGCACCCTGGCCCGTTCGCGCCAGTCCATCAGTTCTTGCAGGCCCAGCTGATTCATATCAGCCGGCGCCCAGTGAAAAACCACAGCCAGGTCAGCCATGGCGTCTTCTACGCAACGAGGTACACATCCGCCTTCGCTGACTTCTGCAACAAAAAACTGGCGATCTTGCTGCCGACGGCCAACAGGTCAGCTGGGTCCATACTGGCTGCTTCAGGCGCGGTAATGCCGGGGCTGCTGATGCGCGGGATGACCTTGATCAGGCTGGACACGTCCATATTCAGCAGGTCGATCAGCAACACCCCGCGCAGCTCGCCCGAGGCGGGTTTGCGCAGGGTAATGCTGGTGATTTCGCTGGTGCCGCGTTTGATTGGTTGGTCGAGGGTGACGCAGTTGTTATCGGCGGTGGGCAGGGTTTCCGCGGTGTCATGGGTTTTCATGTGAGGCTCCGGGGGAAGGGGTTAAAGCAGTCAGACGCCGATGGCGATGCGCTGTTTTTCCAGCATGTCGACACCGCCAACCTTCTCGATAAAGTTGAGCAGATCGATCTCGATGATTTCCTCGTTATCGACGGTCAACTTGTAATAGGTGCAGGTGGTTTTGATGCCGTGTTCGGTGTCTTCGCCGGGCTTGGCATCGCCCATTTCGATGGACTCATGACGCCCGCGCACAGCGATTTCGACGGTGCTGGTTTCGCCCGTATCGTCTTGTTGGAACGCGCCGGAAAAACGCAGGGCGACGGCGGAGGTGTTGACCGCGCCGAACTGTTTCAGCGAGATCAGATCCAGGCCGCCGGTTTTCCAGTCGAACTGCAGGCCATCGTCGGCCATACCCAGGTCAGCCTTGACGCCGCCGTTCATGCCGCCGCCGCGATAGCTTTCCATCTTGCGGGCCAGCACTGGCAAAGTGACGGACTTGACCACGCCGAGGTAGCTGTTGCCGTCGTTGAACAGGTTGAGGTTTTTAAGCTTGCGAGGTAAGGCCATGGCACGGTTCTCCGAGGTGCGGGCACGGGGCTGGCTCCCCTTGCGGGGAGGCCCGGTTTAACGGTTGATCTTGCTGGCGAAGTCGATCAGGTAGCGATCGGTGATGCGCTGACGCAGGGTCAGGTCTTCCAGCGGCGGTACCGGGGTGTAGTCGTAATCGAGGTAGAGCTTGCCGGCCTTGAGCGTGTCTTTGTCGTTGATCTCGTCCGGGAACCAGCAACTGCCGCCCATCAAATAGCCCTGGGCAATCAGCTCGCGAAACTTGGCATTGATGCCCTCAACAATGTCGCGCACCAGTGAGGCGTGCATGGGTTTGTCCACGGCCCACATGTGCGCTTCGGCGATGGTGTCTGCGAGGATCTGCGCGGTGCGGGTATAGTTTTCAAAGGCAAACAACGGGTCGTCGGAACAGGTACGGCTGCCCCAGAAGCGATACCCGCCCTCGTTGATCAGCGTGGTGACTTCGTTGCTGTTGAGGTAATTGGCATCGGTGGCCGGGTTTTGCAGATCCCAGAACACGTCGGCGCTGATACCGGTGACACCGTTGACCGCGACGTTGGACAGGGTTTTGTGCCAGCCCACCTCCTGATCGATCTTGGCGCGCAAGCCCAGGGCGCGGGCCACAGCAGACGCGACGGCGGTTTTGCTGGTGGTGGTGTCGAAGTTAAGGAAGTCCGGCCAGATCACCATGACTTCGCGGGCGCCGAAGTTCTCGCGGTAGGCGACCACTTCCTCTTTGGTTTTGCAGGCCCAGGCGCTGACATAGACGAAGGCACGCAACTGCTGGGCAATGCTCGCCAGTGCGGTGGCTACCGGCAAACTGTCCAGCCCCGGTACCCCCAGAATGCGCGGCACCATGCCCAGGCGGGCCTTGGCTGCGAGCAGGGCTTTCATGCCGGTGTACTTGCCGTCGGCCGTGGTGGTGCCGATCAGCGCGCTGGTGGTTTCGGCCTCGTCTTTGCCTTCCTTTACTCGCACCACGATGGCGTAGGGTTTGGTCTGGTCGGCGATTGCTTGCAGGCTGACCCTGAGGGTGCCTTTGACCCCGGCTTTGCCGACGGCGGTTTGTACGTTGGTGATCAGTACCGGCGTATCCAGCGGAAAGAATGCCGCGTCCGCGTCTTCGGCGGTGCAAACCATGCCGATAACGGCGGTGGGGATCGTGCGAATGGGACGGGTGCCGTCGTTGAGTTCGATGACTCGCACGCCGTGGAGATAATCGGCCATGGGTGATGCCTGCGCAGTGGAATGACACTGCACAGGCTGACGCGCGCATGGCAATTGGGCGAGGATCAAGGGATGTAGCCAGGCTGGCTACAAGAAAGTGCGGGCGGGTAGCGACCTGACTATCGAGAAGAAATCATGGCTTGGCTGGCAAGTCTTCAGGCCACGGAAATTGCTCCTGGATTTCACGAAAGCGGGTGATGGCCTTCTCGCGAATAGCTTCCCAGCCGGGTTCGTTCATTGTCTGCATGCGGGCGGCTTCGGAAAAGAATCGGTCAGACCCCGTCTCGATATCTGCATACGCGGCCAAACGTTGTCGCTCAACCACTTCGATGCTGGGCGCCGTCTCAGGCAGTGGTTGCTTGGTAATCACGCCGTTGACCAAGCTCCAAACCCCGTCGTCTTCGCTGATCAACCGTTCCCAAAGCGTTTCATTGACCTTGACTGCGTCTTTGGGTATGGCGTGTATGCCCTCGATAAGGCGGGCCGTGAGCGTACCGTCCGTATTGAACGTTGCGTATTTCATGTTTATCCCCCCTAGTTGCCAACCGCGATATAGCAGAGTCCGGCAGACCCAGTTACACCGTTGTTCATCGTTTTAAACCACTTGTCACTCACCGCACCTGCAGAGCCGCCCACACCATCACTTAAATACACCACGTAGTTGTTTCCGATAGCGGCATTGTTATACGCGCCTACAACCACTGACCCGAGGCTGTTGGGAAATGGGATGGGAAAGTGGGTCTGATTGACCGCGGAGCCTTGTAAGGTCAGGCCCGCATGCCACTGCACGATCCAGCCGCCGAGCCAGGTCGGGAATGCGATATAGCCAGGCGAGCCAATGTGGGTTTGGAAACCGAAGCGCAGCTTCTTTGGCGTGACGATGGTGCTGTCATCTGTTCCGGTATTCACTTGTTCCTGCGCGGCGATTTTCGCCATGCCCAGTAGTTTCTCGGTGGCCTGAACCACTTGCTTTGCAAGGGCTTGTGCCACTCGCAACGCGGTCATGGGTTTAGCGTTGTCAGCCCCGGCCTCAGCTTCTTTCTGTGTGGCGGGTTCAATCTCGTATTCTTTAAGCGTTGTCGGGTTATTGCCCGACTCCACGATACCCCGCTCTGTGATCGTGACCTGACGGTAGCTGCCCGGTTGGCGGGTTTGTGGCAGCACGTTGATGATCGCGTCATCCACATATTTGCGGGTCGCCAACACCACCGAAGGATCGATTTTCAACAGCACATTGGCCGCGCTGGAAACGATGAAATTCATCCGCACCACCTGGGTACGGCCCGAGCCTTGGGACAGCACCGGTTTGTAACTGGGCGCGCAGTTGGCCACCGCAACCAAATCACCGTCCGCGTCATACAAACCGATCTCGCGTATCCACCAGCCGCCCTCATCGGCAGGGATGATCTGTTCGGCGATCAGGATATTGGGGTTGGCCGGGTCAATCGACAGCTGGTTCAACTGCCGGCGGCGACGCTCGTTGATCAGCTTGGTCTGGGTGCGATCAGGTACAGGGTCGGTGCCGTTGGCATCACCCACGCCCAGCTCGGTCAGCTTCCAGGGGATGCCCAGTGCATCCGCGTTGGCCTGTTTGGCCTCGCCAACTGCCGTAAGGATCGCGAAAAATTGCGAGTTCGTATCGATCATGGGTAGATGTCCAGGGTATCAATGGTGTGTTCGTGGCCCACAGCGCCAAAGCGCCCGGACACCTGAATGTCGAGCAGCACCGGTGGGTAAACGTCGATTTCGTCGCCGTCCGTGACGCTGGCAAAAATATGGAGGCTGCCGGTACTTTCCAGGCTGATAGCCAGGCCCGTGAGGTGGCGGCTGCGAGGTTTGGCGTCATCGATCAGGAAGGTCAGCTCTTGGTACATCTCTTCGGTGATACCAGTTTCGAGCACGCGGACCTTGAGCGCGAAAGTACCCGGCACGCCTTCGGGCGCGGTCTGCCACCACTCGATAATCTCGATCAGATAGCCCAGTGGCTCCACGACTCGGCGCAAGGCGCCAATGGTGCCCTTGCGCGAGTGGATGAAGAACGAGGCACGGATCGCGGCGCGCTTAGTGGCATCGGACCAGTTGCCATCCCAGCGGTCGACCGACAAAGACCAGGCCAGATACGGCAGCAATGGCGTGGGGCAGGTGTTGGGGTTCCACAGCTGACGCAACGGAATGGGTACCCGCTGAATCTGCGCCAGGGCCTGGGCTGCTTGTCGCTCCAGATCGCAGGCATTGCCCGGCAACAAAGACTGTTCCCTCAAGGTTCACCCCCCAGCGATAAGGCGACGGACGTACAAAAGGGCGCTTGATAGGGCGTAGCTTTAATATCTACCCAATCAAGCAGCTCAACCTTGCGCACACCTTCAATATGCAACGCCGCATGCAGGGCCGACTCCGACACCTCCATGCCCAAGCGTCGGCGCTGATGCACGTATGCCAGCAGACGCTGTTCGGCAGCGGCGAGAATCGGCTCGGATTCGGGGCCGGTGGTGTTCAGATACAGCTTGGCGTTGACCCGATAATTGAGAATGTCTGCGCCCTGTACCGTCAGGCGGTCAGCTACAGGGCGACGGTCATCATCACTGAGATAGGTTTTGACGACGGCCAGTAGTCCCGGCTCGGCACTGCCATCGCCCAGCAAGGCTTGCACCGTTACGATCACCACCGCAGGACTGGGGCTTTCGGCGGTGGCGTCGGCCACTCGGCCATCAGCGGCACGGGCGTGGAAGATGTAGCTGTTACGCGGGCCGGCCGTGCTCAAACCTTCCCAGGCCATCTGCGCCCGCTCACGAAGGCTGTCGTTGTTTTCCATAACCCGAGTCAGGGGAGGGCTGGCGTTGGGATTACCTTCTTGAGTCACCAGGCGTTTGACGTTGAAGTTGGCCGCGAGATTGTCCAGATCGTTATCGGTAGCTTGCGACAACATATTGGCCACTGCCGCCTCATTTACCCGCTGTCGCCAGAGGGTTTCGCGGTAGGAGTTCTCCTGCAGCAGCTTGGCCAGTGGCTCCGACTCCAGCGCAAGCCGCGCTGCAATCATGGCCTGCTGCTCAATCGGCCACAGACTGACCATAAACGCCTTGCGCTCGGCCAGGATCTGCTCGTAATCGATCTGCTCCACGATTTGTGGTGCAGGCAACAGGCTGAGGTCGATGGCGGCAAAGGTATTCATGCGCCGCCTCCCAACTGCAGGGGCAGGCTCATGCTCAACGCCTGATTACGGTCGAGAACGCGGCCTTCAATATCCATCACGACCTGGCCCTGCAGGGTGGCACCTTGAAGCTGAATACGAGTGAGGCTGACACGGGGCTCCCAGCGCATGATCGCCATCACACTGGCGGCATACACCCGTAAGCGTGTGGCGTCGTTAAACGGTTGGTCCACCAGCTCTGGCAGCAGGCTGCCGTATTCACGTCGCATTACACGGGTGCCGAGGCGAGTGGTGAGGATATCGCTGATGGACTGGCCGATATGCTCGAGCGTACCGATTGCGGCGCCGGTTTCGCGGTTCAATTTGGCACCTCCGTTTGTGCACTGCCTTTCCCAGTCTGTATCGGCTCCGGCGCGCAAGGCGATCCAGGGTAGCCAGCCGGTCAACAGGTCACCGGTTTTTACACGCACGCGGGGAGGCTTCATCTGGGTTTCGGCAATGGTGCCGAAGCGGATGAGGTTTTCGATCATGCGGGCGAGGGCGGGGAGGTTGTTCATGGCGTTGATGGTAATGACGCGCGAGTGAGTAGGCGCCAAACAGGCTTTGTATTTAAGCCTCTTACAGGTCGATGATACAGATGGGGTCTAAGAGGGGGGTAGGTGATTTTTAGATCACTTTTTTCGAAATTTTAGAATGCAGTGATGCTTTATTTTCTAGGGGGTGTCAAAATGCCATTAATTGTAAGGAAGATTTTTAGCTGTGGTTGAATTAACTATATAAAGGTGGGTTTTGAATGGAGTCAGTAATAGCATTCTTCAGCAGTCCGATAGCTTTGACTATAGGGTTCGTATCTTCAGTAATTGGTATATTGGTTTTTTTTGGCTCTTGGTTCAATAGAAGAAAAGTGCGTGTCTATAAGGGGGGGCTCAACGCTGATTTTGTGAGATTTATAAACAAAAATAATGGGTCTGTATTTAAGCTCTGTATTAATTTGAGTGAGCAGGAAAGCGTTGAGTTGGCTAGTTGGGCTGGGGGTGAGAGGCCTGAGGAAGTGTTGTTTTTTAGTATCCCCCATGATGAAGTGGGTACCGAAGTCGGGTTTTTTAATAGGGATCCTGAAATCCACTGGAATACCCGCTTCTGGGATAGGGTTCATACTGAAGGTTTTTTCAAAGTTCACAGTACTCAAGGACCTTACCAAGGGTGGATGTCAATGACTCTGAAAGGAGTTGGTCATGAGCATATTTCTAGTTAGGTGTGTGGTGGTGAAAGGGCACATGAGGCAAGAGGGATAGTGGTGGTATGTGTGATCTATAGCGAGATGCTTAATTTTTTAATGGGCGGGGCGGTTGTTATGTCTACGGGGTTTGTACGACGTAAATGGGGTTTTAGATGAGTTTAATTTTTCGAGATTTTGCTGTAATTATAATATCTATTCTGTTGTTAGCTGTTGCGGGGGTTGTGTCAAGTTATATTGGGTTGTATGGTTCGCTATTTGTGCTGAATGAAAATCAGATATTGTATTTGTTTTCAAGTTCTCCGCAGGTATTGGCTGGAATCTATGGGTTAACGCTGACGGGATTTATTTTTTTCCGGACAGAACTCGATCGAGACGTACTGCGAGATGCCACTTTGGTAGAAGTTGTTGATTTGTTAAAGGTTAAGTATTATAGGTTGTTGTTGTTTATTACTATTCTCGTAGGTGTGGCTGTCGCTCTTTGTAATTTGGTTATGGCTTACGAAAGCTCGGGGGACTTGGTGGTGTTGTCCGTCTTTATGAATGTAGGGCAGTCGACTTTTGTAGTAACTCTTCTTGTGATTGGATATTTTGTATTCAATGTGATTTCTCCTGATAGGTTCAAAGCTGCAAGCCGAGAACTTCAACATATCGTGGACCCTGGTGATAAAGGCGATGAGCCTTCACGTGGGAGTTTGAGCGATTTCTTGCGAGAATATAACTCTATTGAAGGCTTGATGCAGGAGTGGGGTAAAGAGTCTGAGGTAACCTCGGGGTCGCCCTCATTGAGTATTGATAAGTTTGGGAGGAGATATATATCTAATGCTAGGCTAGCTGATATGTTGTATCGAAGTGAAAAGATTGATTTTGAAATGTTAAGCAGATTGAAGAAGCTTATTACGTTGAGAAATACGATAATCCATGGGGCTGATCCAGTTGTTAGCCTTGCTCTAGTGGATGAGGCTCGAGAGGTTAATTCGGAACTGGCGATACGACTAAAAAAGTAAGCGTAATGTTGTGGGTGTTCTTGTTATAAATATAGCAGGTACTAGTTTTTACCATGCCGGGCGGTGTTAGTTATGAAGCAGCTTTGGGCCTGGCGTAAGACTCGTTACTCTGCCTGGGTGTTTCGGAAAGCAAGGCCGTGAATGGCTAGAGTGGATTGCCGCGCGATCTCGTGTTGTAGGTGGTGCATTTGGTGGAGCTGGCTAAGGCTTATTCGCTCCCTTTTCGGCAACACATTGCCAGGTTTCTGATGCATCGCTCAGGACGTCAGGTGAGCTAATAGCCCATCCCGAATTACCTCAAAATCCATCGCGGCAAACCCCAATACCTCCCGCTGCTGGTATCGAACTTGCGGGGCATTTGCCTCGGCCCGGTCTTTCAACCCGTACTGATGCACCCGTGCAATCCGCGCTACACGCCCGGTAAACCCTACGGTGATCGACTGCCCATCGCCCTTGGCCTTCATATAGCTGGCCTTGGGCAATTTCTGGAACATATTCGACTGACGCTTGATTCGTCCTTTTTTGCCCTTCAAATCTCGTGGCTTGCGTGCCGCGTAAGGGCTGCCGTCTGGATTACGCTGCTGTTTAACCCGCTGCTGCTGGCTACGGCGCAGCTTCTGCGCCAATGACCGAGCCAGTTTGCTCCGTGCAGCCGGTTCCAGTTTGCTGAGCAGTACACCGGCCCAGTCTTCCAGCGCTTCCAGGTCATTGGCCATCTTGGATTATCCATTCGCCGTCGAGACCCAGGCTGCCGGGGCGCCATTCGGGGTCGAGGTAGTTGGCGACCCGCTGCGGCTCGCCGGGGTGTTTGACGGTGGTGTTGCCGGCAGCGTCCTGGCCAACCACCACACGCTCGGTCAACGGCAGGCGGATGCTGAGATCGACCTTGCTGTTATCCAGCACATCCGCCTCAAACTTGATGCCCTGTGCTGACTTGTCGAGGTTTTCCAGCAGTTCGGACTGGTTGACGCTGACCCAGCCCAGCAGCGGCAGCATCACGCTGTCAGGGTGCCCGGCGTAGTCGGTGAGGATGATTTGCAGGTCATAGCTGTATTCAAACGACAGGCTGGCCGCTGCAGTGCAGCGCACTTTGCCATTGTCGATAAAGATGAGTAGCCGATCCGGGTCATGTTTGAGTTCGGCAATGGTGGCGAGCAAGTGGGCGCGAAGGCTGTCGGGCTTATTCATGGGGTGGCCTGCTGCTGTTTGAAGATCATGTCGACCTGGGCCGCGCATTCGGCCCATGCCGCTTCGGTGCGCTCCTGATCGGTGAGCAAGTCGCCGTTATGGCTCGGGCGAGTCGCCGGTAGTTGGCACGGCACCACCGCCGGACAGCCACTGACGATAAGCGTCGGCGCCGGTAAGGGCGGGGCGCTCGCGCAACCGGCGAGCAACGTCAGGCAGAGGCTGGGCAGCCCAATCACGCAGTACAGTGTTTTCACGTTTAAGCACCTCGATCTGTTGCTCGCGCCGGATCAGGCCTTGACGCAATTGGTCGTGTAGGCTGCGCAGTTGGCTTTGGGCCTGACGCTCCTGATTCAGGGTGTGGCGCAGGGTGGTGGCGGTGGTCAGGTTGCGGGCGGCCTCATCGCGGGCGGTGTTAGCGTCTGTCTGCGCCAGTGCCGTGGCCTGTTTGGCGACAGCGATTCGCTGTTGCTGACCCCAGATAAACAGCGTCAAGGCGCCGAGCAGGGCAAGCCCGTACAACGCCTGGCGCAGGGCGGTCATGCGCGGTACCAGCCCAGTTGGTTCATGGCGTCGATGTCCAGATGTTCGACCGGGCCACGAATGATGATGACCCGTGCATCGGGTTGCACATGCCGCAGAGCCTCGATCAGGTCATGCATGCCTTCGGTTTCGGTGTTGTGTGGCACCACCAGCAGGTCGCCGTCTTGTACGCGCAGGGCGCGGACTTCGTCGAGATCGATCATGCCGCCACCGCCTGACCACAACCGCAGTCGGCATGCCGCTCAAAGGCCCGCTGCAGTTTGATGTCGTACAGATTGCGCTGGTAGTTCGGGCCGTTGTAGAGCTTGGCGAAGTCGGCCCATTTGCGTGCCTTGAGGGCTTTGTGCAGCGCTGGGTCGGTTTCGATAAAGCGCACAAAGGCGTCGAATTGCTGCGACTCGTCGGTGCTCATGGCGGAGACAAAGGCTTGCACGCTGGCATAGCCCAGTCGTTGCCAGTGAAAGCCCATGATCTGGAACGCGCCCCAGGAGGCGGATTCAAGGGCGGCGTTGTCGTCGATCAGTCGCGCATGGCCCAGGCGCTGGTGTTCGGCGCTGCCACCGGCATAGCCGCCGGGTTTGGGGTTGACGATGGCGGGGTTCAAGGCGGCCAGTTCGTCGGCGTGCTGCTTGAGCAGGGCCGGGTCGTCACCCTTGTGGCGCAAGGTGGCCAGCTGGCGATACATGATATGGCGCTCAAACAGGATCACCGGTTTGCCGTTGTCGAGAAAGCCCTTGCCGTTGGACTCCACTTCGTTGACCGCGTAGACGCTGGCCAGCGGCACGTCGAGACGTTGGGCGGCGTTAACCAGGTCATGGTTTTTTAGCAGCAGTTGGCAATCGCCACCGGCCAGACTGCCGAGGGTTTTACTGCCGGCGACTCCGTCAACCACGTAGGCGTCATTCGACGATTCGTAGTTGCTGATGCGGTTCCATTCCGGCTCTTCTTTCAGGTAGCGACGGCGGGCCATGAGTTGCCAGTACACCGACAGGTTGGCGAAGGTGGTGATCAGCACGGCGCCTTCGGGCATATAAGGCACTTCATACAGCGGCAGTCCGCCGACACGGCGTTGCGAGATGATCAGGTC